CGCGGATATATGACGGTGAGTCTCGGCTCCAGCTTCGATGCCAGCACCATCAAAAAAGGTGCACCGGTATATGTGGTCGTCTCTCTCGATTCGACCATTAACGTGCCGCTGGGTGGCTTCATGTCCACTTCAGTAAGTGGCAAAAACGTGGTGCTGCAAAACGCAGAGTTCACCGGCGCTGGCGATGCACAAGGCAACGCTGAAATCTCCTGGAAGATTTAAGGAAAAAACGAATGATTACTTTTGATCAGGCAACTGTAGACGGTTCAGGTGCCTTTCTAATTGGCGAGTTGGAACGTCTTGACCAGACACTCAATTTGCCATTAGTTGGGTACACGTGGAGCCGAGACATCCAGTTACGTGAAGACGTCTCTATCGCAGATACCATTTCAAGCTGGACAAACACTTCATTTGCCGCGGCTGGTACAGGCGCTAATCCAAATGGCAAGAACTGGATTGGTCAGGACTCTACCGCTATTGCAGGCGTGAATGTCGATATTAACAAAAGCGGCAATCCTGTAAATCTCTGGGGTATGGAACTGGGCTGGACTGTTATTGAGCTGCAGGCCGCTCAACAGGTTGGTCGCCCAATCGACACCCAAAAATATGACGGCATGTCCCTCAAATGGAACATGGACACCGATGAGCAGGTATATGTCGGTGATACGTCTCTGGGACTGAGCGGTTTAGTCAATATGCCCGGTGTTGCACTGAATAACGCAGCCAAAACATGGGCTGTATCTACCCCGGATGAAATCCGCCAGAGCATCAACTCCGTACTGGACGCAGCTTGGGCGGCATCCGGTTATTCGGTTGTTCCGCAAGATCTGTTGATCCCACCAGAACAATTCTCTCTGCTGGCGAGCACTATCGTTTCTTCTGCAGGTAATCAGTCATTGCTGACTTATTTGCAGACCAACACCATTACTTATCACCAAAACGGTATTCCCCTGAATATCCGTGCGGTTAAGTGGCTTAAAGGCCGTGGTGTTGGTGCAAAAGACCGCATGGTTGCTTACACCAATGATAAAAAATACGTCCGCTTCCCACTGGTGCCGCTGCAAAGCATTCCTGTGCAGTATCGCGGTATTTATCAGATTGTGACGTATTACGGCAAACTCGGTGCGGTAGAGCCGGTCTACAAAGAAACCCTGTCCTACGTGGACGGCATCTGATAACCAGAACGGCCCCGCAAGGGGCCTAAAGGATTTAGTAAAATGGCAGCTAAAGAAAAACTGGTTTCAATCCACGTTCACACACCCTTCAAACTGACTCTGAGTGACACCACCGTCCAAGAGTTTGGCAAAGGGCGTCACACTGTGCCTGAAACGGTTGCATCACACTGGTTTACTCAGGCGCACTCCGAACTGGGTGAGGGCAGCGTAAATGAATCGACTGACCAGCAGGAACTTATCGACAGCCTGCAATCGCAGATCTCCGATAAAGATACGCTGATTGCCGATCTTAAAGCGGGGCTGACCCAGCTGCAGGAACAAAACGACAGTCTGCAATCGCAACTGACCGCAGCGAGAGCCGGCGGTAATGGGGCCAGCGATGCCAAAGAATCAAAGCCTTCCAACGGTAAGTGATTTCCGCCGCGATTTCCCCCAGTTCTCCGACCCCACTAAATATCCTGATACACAAGTCCAGTTTCGTTTGAACCTGGCCGATGTGCTGTTGAGTGAAAACACCACCGGAAAAGAACTTTTCCCGTATTTCGCTGAGCTGTTCGTTGCCCACTATATGACGCTGTGGGTTGCGGATAGTCGGGCCATGCTCGTCGGTGGGCCAGGGGGATCGACTAATGGGGTCCAGTCTTCTAAGTCAGTGGATAAGGTCAGTGTCAGTTATGACACCGGCGCGACGCTTAACCCTGATGCAGGCTTCTGGAATAACACCCGATACGGTGCTGAGTTTTACCAGCTGATAACGATGTTTGGCGCCGGAGGACGGCAGTTATGAAAAGCGGCGTTACTGTCCGGGCTGACAACACGCAGGCCATCTTTGATGCACTTCGGGAGATCAGCAAAAAAGAAGTGCTGGTTGGCATTCCTGAAGAAGACAGCCAGCGTGATGATATTCCGTTTGGTAATGCCGGGATCGGCTACGTCAACGAGAAGGGCTCACCTGCAAAAAACATTCCTGCACGTCCTCATCTGGAGCCCGGCGTTAAATCAGTAGAAGCCCAGACTATTCCGCTGTTGAAAGCTGCCGTGCTGGCCGCTATCGACGGGAATATGTCTGGCGCTGAACGCGCGCTGAATCAGGCTGGCACTGTGGCTGCCAATGGCGTCAAGCGCTACATGACGATCACCGGCTTTACGCCTCTTGCAGAAAGTACGCTTAGAGCACGGGCGGCACGTGGGCGCAAGGGAGCAGCCAAAGAACTTGCAAGGCGTGCAGCCGGAAACCTTCCTGACAACGCGAATGCCAGACCGCTGATTGACACCGGCCAATACCGGCGCGCGATCACTTCTGTGGTGAGGAATAAAAATGCCAAATCTTGATGTGACGGACGTTCTGTTTGATCCAGATCTTTGTGACTTCAATCTCTGGGTGACAAGGCGGGAACAGACGGTTGACGATGACGGTATTGGGCAAGATGGTGCGGTGAAAACTCAGTTCGCTGGGGTTGTCACCGTTGACCGTTCGCTCGAAAGCCGACGGATGCAGTCGGGTCAGGTTATCAGCGGGGCAATCCTGATTGTGACCACTGAGAGGCTGACGCAGGGCCAGACGGGGCGAGATGCGGACATTGTGACGTATCAGAATCGTGATTATCGCGTCACCTTTGTTGATCCGTACACCGCTTACGGTGCCGGTTTTGTTCAGGCTCATTGTGAACTCCTTCCGTTTGATGGAGGTATCCCCATTGAGTAATAACACTAGCACCGAAGCGGGATGGCTAACGCCCACTAGCGGTGATCCTGCCTATGACGAAGCACTCGACAGGCTGCTGAGTCAGTGGATGCGCAATGTCTCAGGGTTACCCGCGAAAATGGTTATGCCGCGCTGGCAGAAAGACCAGCCTGCACTTCCATCAGTGGATACCAACTGGTGCGCATTTGGGGTCACTGGTTGGCCGATTGATAACAGCCCAGCGTTTACCAACCAGACGGATGAGGGCGCTCAACTTTGGCGGCATGAGACATTCGAATGCCTGGCGTCGTTCTATGGTCCGGCCGGTATGGCGTATGCATCTCGATTTCGCGATGGCATTTCCATTCCTCAGAACAACTCGGAACTCAATACGCTTGGCCTCTCGCTTGGCGATTGCACAGGGTTGACCCCTTTCCCCGAGATCATCAATCAGCAGTGGGTTCGTCGTTACGACATGACGGTGCGCCTGCGCCGCAAGATCATCCGTGAATACGGTATCAAATCGCTGGTGGAAGCACCGGTCACCTATTTTGGAGAATAAATTATGACGCAGGGCTTACCTGTATCCAACGTTGTAAACGTTGATGTGATCATGTCGCCTACGGCGGCTACTGGTCGAAATTTCGGTTCGTTGCTGATCCTCGGTTCGTCTACGGTTATCCCTGTGTCAGAACGTATTCGCATGTACGCGGCTATTGAAGATATTGGTGACGACTTCGGCGTTGACAGTCCGGAATACGAAGCGGGGCTGGTGTTCTTCAGCCAGTCACCAAAACCGACGCAGGTCTATATCGGGCGCTGGGCTAAAACGCTGACCTCGTCCGAGGTTGGCCCGGTCGAAACTGTAGAAGCAGCGGTGAACGCCTGCCTGCAATATACCAATTGGTATGGGTTGGTGGTCGCTGATGACGTTGCCTCTGGTACAGATGTACTGAATGCTGATGACGTCATTAATGTGGCGAAAGTTATCGAAGCCTCCAGTCTCAGTCGCGTCTTTGGCGTGACTTCCGCTACACCTGGCATCGTTGACAGCACTTCGACAACAGATGTTGCTTCCAAGCTTAAAGCAGGGAAATACGCACGCACTTTTATCCAGTATTCAACGAGCAGCGCGTACGCGGCTGTCTCAGCTTTTGGGCGTGCCTTTACTGTCAACTTTAACGGCAGTAACACCACCATCACTCTGAAGTTTAAACAAGAGCCGACCATTACCTACGAAACCCTGACGGTTGGGCAGGCTGCCGCGGTCGATGCCAAAAAAGCTAACGTTTTCGTTTATTACGCGAACGATACGGCAATTTTGCAGCAGGGCGTGATGGCAAACGGTGACTTCTTTGACGAGCGTCACGGCTTGGACTGGTTGCAAAACTACGTTCAAACCAATTTATACAACCTGCTCTATACCAGCACGACTAAGGTTTCATAAACCGATGCTG